TGCTTCTGTGCCACTGTCATACCTAAGTTGTCGCAATGCTGAAAGTGTTGTTGTGTTCATTAGCCAAGAACCATTCTTGCGATAAGAATCTTTCAACGAATAGAACAGGTCTTGCAATTCATCGAATGTGACGGCTGCTGAACCTGCTGCTGCTTTACCTTCGTCTGAACCATCTGTCACACCCGTTGGTTGCCCTGAACCATTGCCATTCACAAATGCTGCTTCTAACAGTGCAGCAAACTTTCTTCCGATGTTTGATGCAACGAACGCTTCAAGATTTACAACGGAGTCTTGTAAAAGTTCCTCTGAGATTTGTGTCAAAGTTCCTGCCTTGTATGGCGTGAGAGTTAATTGACCAAACGCTGGGTCATCTTCTGCATAAGCATCGCCTTCAGCAGCAATCCATGCGGCCGTACCAGTAGAAGTTTCCGTTGGTATTGTTACTTGACCTTCAATGTTGAAACTTGTCGCATTGGGCGAAAAGTTTTGTGCATCGTTCATGGTTTCAATAATCATGTCCTGCATGTTGGCTTGACCTTGTGCAAACATTGGTGCAATGTAACCACCTGCTGTGTTTGTACCTTCAATCAAATCCCGATATTCTACATTGCTCAAACTACTTTTGCCACCACGAAGAAACTGCATAAATGCACCATGATATGCTTCTGATGCAACACCACTAGCGTTTTCAGTAATAGCAGTTTCGCTCTTTTGAAGTTCAGTCTTTCGTTCGTTTACTTGAGTAAGACGATCCGAAGCTTCTTCCACACGTTGACGTTGCGCGATGTCTTTTTCAATTCCATCAGCATCGTCAAGCATGGTGTCTACTTGTTGTCTTTGCTCACTATCTAAATCACGACCTTCGGCACTAGCCGCGTCCATGATTGCTCGCGCATCAAATATAAGTGATGCGCGTTTTTCAGTTAATTTTTGAAGATCCATAAGAAGATTTCCTCGTTACGCCGTAATGCAAATAATGCGATAACGGCTAGTTAATAAATAAAACCAGCAGATAAACACCGCATCGGCGGGGAAATTACCTATGTCAGAGCAGGGTAATGGGTAAGCAACGGCTTCCAAGTCATAAGACTCACCATACTCATCACATCTTTATTCACAGCGAGTGTGACTAATTCGACAATTGGTTAAAAGAAATTAGAGGTTTTTACTCTCTGCGATCCGCAACCGTAGTTCAAGGACTTCGTGAGTACGAGAATTATCTTCCTCTTTGTCAAATTGCCGTAGATGATAATCCAGATGCGCTTGAACTTTGCTTCGCTCCGAACTTGGAAGTTCAACACCGCCCATTGCGCCCTGCATGACACCATTAGCCGATTGGACTCCACGAAGCACTACCTTCAGTTCACCATCCACTATATCGTGATGTGGCAACTTGTATGAACCAAGGTTCTCTCGCTCATCACCATCGAACCAAGCGAACGCCTTCTCATACTTGTCCCAATCGACATTCTCTTTGTCTGGACCACCAGCCCACTTCAAAACGCGACCCCTAGCACCATCACCATCCCAAGCCCTATCGTCTGGTGCTTCAGGAGAATCAACGGTTGCTGGGACATCCCTCTCATCGTTATCATAGGTTTCTGATGGATGCGACTCGCCTTCCATGCACCAAGCCATGTCGTGATTATCGTCAGCCGGCATCTTGTGATACCCAGTAGGACAATTGCCATCTGCGTCAGGGTCTACCCTTTCTTCCTCTTGATAAGCCAACAAACTGCGAACTGCGACTTCGGTACTTTGGTACGCCGGCCATGCCACAACAGAGACTTCCAGAAGTTCTACTTCCTCTAAATATCTCACCTCTTGCCCATCATCATATTCCCATCGATCATTGGTTGCAATGAATCCAAAGGACATCGAATCAATATCACCACGGCGTACCGACTCAACTATGTCCCTTCCAGCAGAGGTGTTGGGAGGATCTATCTCGACTCGCAAGCCGTGATGGTCTTCAAAGACACGCAACGTGCCAGATTTGTTTCTTCCGATCACTTGTGTTGCATCGTGTCCTACCAATGCTCTTACATCAGCACCAGCGTCCAACGATCCAGTAAATGCCCCTGCTTCAATGATTTCGATAAAACCACCAAGGTCTTCGCTGGGAGAATTGAATACTGCGGCGTAGCCGGTGATCTTGGGCTTGCCACTAGCAGCACCTTCGACACGAATTTCTTTTACTGCTCTGGTTTCTTTATTTTCCATTTGAATTACTCCATGCTTCATAAATCGCTTCTGCAAGTTCGGATGCGGCAACACTCGTTGTCTCGTCATACCAGTTCTTTAATTCGGCAGATGCAACCAATGCATCACTATTGTTGCCGCTTACTATTTGTGCTGCACCTCGCAACGTCTGTTCTGCGTATTCTGATGCCTCGACCCTGATCACAGAATTCAACAATTCCGCGTTTGTGTCAATTGATTCCACGATGGGCTTTGTGATTTCCACAAGCCGGTCAGGAAGTTTCTTAGATGCTCTTGTCATCTCATCTATCAACTTCTTGGGATTGTGCTTTTTCTCCAAGTGCTTGGTTGCACTTCTGCGACCAGTGTTCGCTTCTATCGCAAGCGCTCTGGCACACGCCTCCTTCAACCAGCTCAAAATGTGTGGACTCAATGTTGTCACCACTTCTCTGTCTTCTTCTTGTACTTCTTCCACATACTCCGTGGGATCATCGCCAACCGCGACCATGTTCAGTGGTTGTAAGTAAATGTCTCCCCCCTTAATAGGGTTCTTGTTCTCCATAGCCCGAATTTCATTGACCGAAAGTATACCTGCGTCCCTAGCAATCTTATAGGAAGCGTATCGTGCTTCCGTATCACCGCGTAGCAAACCGTCTATTAAATGTTCGACATAGACACCCTCTTCTTCGTTAATAAGTTTTCTCGCTATCTCTTGTTCCCACCGCGATAACCACGGCAACAATGTGTCACGATAAAAACTGAGTTGTTGTGACTCTATGTTGGCATACGTCGACCTCTCAAGATCAGCGATAGTATGGGGTGGTACGCGGTACAACCGAGCAATCTCGCTCACTTGGAAACGCCGCGTTTCAATCCATTGAGCATCATCGGATGGGATTGATATGTTGTGGAACTTCATCCCCTCTTCAAGAACAGCAACACGACTTGAATTAGCAACTCCCCTATGCATTTGTTCCCAACTCTTGCGTAGGTTCTCCAAACCTTCGGTTGACAACTTGCCCGGATGTTCAAGAACACCGCCGGGAGTGGATGCATTTGAGAATCGCTCACCACCCATTTGTTCTGCTGCGATACTCAAACCGAGTGCTTCGCGTGCAAGCCGGATAGGACTTTTCCCTACGATCCCATCAGTTGAAAAGTTCTTAATATGCAAAACCTGATTCGATTCAAGTGGAACTTGACCGCCTTGTTGTCCACTGTATAAGTATATGATTTCATTATCTGCAAGAACATGGACAGTAACATTCTCAGGCAACAGTGGCCACAACTCGGCCGGTCTACCAGCACCATCTCTAACAATCTCCGCATAGGCATTACCGTGTGTCAATGCCATCCCTGTCATCACTTCCCTGAAGGTGTAAGAACTCATTTGAGGGTTAGGCGTGTCGTGCAACAGATTCCACAGCGCACTGGTTCGATATTCATCACGACCTCTTTCAGTTCTAATGTATACCTTTAGCGGTAAACTCGAAACAGTTTCCGCGATAACGCGCACAGCCGCATACACCGCCGTTATAGAAAGAGCCGAGTCTTCCGTTACTGTAATACCAGACGATGTACTTAGTCCACCTCTCAAGGCATCAGACAACCACTGTGGCGGATTGCTTAAACTTCGGTCTTCCGAGTCTTGATCTACTTCTGTTTTTTCTATTTCACTCATAGCACTTTAAGCCCCTGATCATCTGCGTCATACACACTTCGTTCGTCATCAATTCTTCCATCTTCATCCAGCATCGCTCTCCCTAATGCCATGACTAAAGCCACTATCGGATCGATGCGTTGTAATGAATGTTTCTTGCTTGGTCGAATGTTTCCATTATTATCTGTTTCAATTGCCACATTGGACGCACACCACCTGAGTACGGGATGATCGAAATGCAATATGCGCTCATCGGTAACTAGGGCTTCCAAATAGTGACACGGTTCTGTCATCGTGCGAAACGCCTGTGGGACAGATGCCACTGGCAGACCCTCATCTTCCAAGCGTTTTGCAACGAGCTTTGCGTTCCAGGGGTCAATCGCAACTTGTCGTACAGAATATCTCTCCGCAACATCAAGAACCGTTTGTACGATTGCTTCGTGATCAATCGTTTCTCCTTTTGTGGTTAGCATATACCCATCGTCATACCACAGGTCATATGGAACTCTGTCTTCCCTCGCCCGAACAAACAGCCGTTCGTGGGGCAGGAAAGTTTTAGTAATTACCGCGTACTTCATGTCTTCTGTCTTGAAAAGGATCACAACTGCGGTCAAGTCGTGTCTTTCTGACAAGTCGATTCCTATCCAGCAAGGACAGCCCTCTAGTTGCTCCATCACCTCTTCCTCGTTGTCTGCACCACATGCATCCCAGCGCTCCATAGACAACCATCGATCACATTGTTCGGTCCACCTGTTCAGATAGAGCCGAAGGAATGTATTTCGGAAGCCCGGTACATCTTGTGCGCGTTGGCATTCAGCCGTCAAGAACTCTTCAGTTATGCTGACTCCGAGATTCGGATTCGCCTTACGCCATGTCTTTGGATCTTGCCAATCGTCTTCTGGATCTGCACAAAAGATTACTGGGAGAAACGCGGAGTCTTCCAAGATGCCATCCCGAATTTGTTCCGCGTAGTTGTGGACCTCATAACAGATTGTTGTTTGATCGTACCCTGCTGTCGTTATGCCGATTATCAACGGTTGTCTGCGCGCTCCGGTACTGGTGACGAGTGTATCCCAAAGATCCCGTGACTTCTGCGTATGAAGCTCATCAAAGATAATGCCATGCGCATTGAATCCGTGTGCGGAGTGAGCATCAGCCGCGATACACCTATAAGTGCTGGAGGTTGACTCCACCATGATCGAGTTTCTGTACAGCGTGCATCTCTTTGACAAGACACTATCACTGTCCACGAAACCCTTGGCTACCTGAAACACGATGCCGGCCTGATCGCGGTCTGATGCTGCACCATAGACCTCCGCACCAATCTCTCCATCGGCAGTTAAAAGATAAAGTGCCAACCCTGCCGCGAAGTGAGACTTCCCATTCTTTCTAGGCACTTCCATGTAGGCAGTACGGTATCGCCGTGTCCCATCACCCTTCTTCCATCCAAAGAGATGACCAACCACAGACCTTTGCCACGGTGCAAGTTCAAATGGTTTTCCAGCAAACTCACCCTTGCCATGTCGCAAAAATTTGGGAAAGAACTCTATTGCACGAATTGCCGCTTCCTCATCAAACCAGTGATCATCGCTGGCAGTTTTGACAGGATCATAACCACCGGGAAACTTTTCAAGTTCGAGATTGATCTTTGGTCTAGGCAAAGTACGCTTCCTTTGCCTGTCTGTTCTTGTCTACTTCTGTCTTCATCACGGTCTGTACCCGCGCTCTTGATGACGGCGTTAGCCCAAATTCCTGCTCAAGCCGCAGTAGTTGTGCGCCCGTTATCTCTGCAATCTTACTCCACGGTGAACGAACCATGCTGCCCTTGTCTCCAATAATCACTTGACCCTCTAGCGTCAACATCTCCTGCGCTTCGATGAACCTGCTGTATGTTATGGATAACCGAGCAAGCGCATCCCCATCCACAACAGTAAGCACATCGATAAGAATCAACTCTTTGACCAGCCGCTTCCAGTGTGCCTTCGCCGTTCGGTCCTTGAGCCACGCTGGACATTTGGGTTCAATCACTTCTGGCTTTGGCTCGTTGCCACGACCAGCTCTAGTTTCGTTCACCCATGTAGAGCCGGATAACTTGAGCATCGCCGTTGGTTTTGGTTTTGGTCCACGCCTACCCATTGATTAACTCTCCAATACTTATTTGACCTTCGCGTTCTCCATAACGCCGAACAAACGCATTGTGGTTTGCATACCATGAATTGATAACTGATTCCAAGACCCTGTTGCCGTCTTTGTGGGCTGCGTCCAATGCTGCGTCTTGACCACGATCAACAACCACCAGTGTTCCCTTGGTTACATCACACATGTCGTTTGCTGCTGCGAAATCTGTCAACATGATCCACGCTCTGCGATTCTCATTCAGTTTCTTTGCGTGTACCACAAACGAATCGCGTAACGCCATACCCAACGATATGTCACCCTTGCCACTCAAGGATGGCTGCGTCACCTTCATAATCTTGTCCCAATCGAACACGATGTCTCTTTCGTGGACTTGGGGATAGACATACGACCTCTTGCCCGAATATGGTGCGCCTGTGACAATCCTTATGTTGTCATGGCATCGCGGCGCTTTACCAGCATCTTCAATCGATTCGTGCCGCCCTTAAACTTGGGAATGATGTGGTCAACTTCTTCAGAAGGATTCTTGCCACATACTTTACAAAACGGCTCTTCGGCCAGAACCATTTTCCTAAGTCTTCTCCACACAACTCCATAGCCACGTTTATGTGCAGAGAGTTTCTTCTTAGGAATTCCATCTGGCATAGCGGTCTTGCCACCATGCTTCTCGCAAACACGACATCCATCAAGTGCGATGTTGGAACAGCCGGCATGTGAACAGAAGATCTTCATTCTTCGTCTTCCTTCAACTTCTTGTTCATATTCTCTTCATCCAGATCCTTAATTGCAGCCCCGCCATGTATGGCGATAACTCCATACATGACACGGGCTGAATCAATCCATGCTTCTCTAATCCACGGATGCACTTCGTCCCAATCGGCAGTTTCAGATCCAAGGTGAACATCCACGCGCGATCTCATCAAGTTAAACGCTGCGAGTCCTGCCGACTCCATCATCTTCTTGGTTGGCGGGGGTAACGATGCCACTCTATAATCAATCTGGATTGCGGAACTTGACACCACTTATCCCTTAAAGAACCTATCTAACCATGTTCGTGCAGACCATACGCCAACGGCGAACCCGCAACAACATACAACCACAGACCACCATACCGTACCCAAAACATCTGACATCACAAAACCAATCATACCAATACTCCTAATTTCAACAAACAATACGCACTAACTAACTCACGACCATAGATAACTATTAACCTATTCCAAAAAAGCATTACGATGTCCTAATCTCCACAGTGACTACTTTGAAAACAACGAAGAACTGTTCTGCCGCATCAGTAATGAATTTGACCTCAAGGCGGTAAGTCGAATCGCCACCGCTAAATATCGAAGCGGCGAAATTTGTCTTGAAGTTATATCCGGTTGTGTCGGCGGTCCATCGAGCATCTGATGTTTGCAGCTCGTCATAAACCACCACCGTATATGTAAGCGATCCAGTATCAACCGCAGCCGTTGTTCCATCCTTGTATATCGCATATGTGATTGTGCCATCCTCGTTAAAATCGGATTGCAGAATGTAATCGCCATCATCACCGATTATTCTCGACATGAATGTAGCGCCGGTATCTTCAAAAATTGTCTTCGTTGTAATTGTCGTAGTTGCCATAGTTTCAACCTGTTATTTCACTTGCCTGTTGTCCTGCTGAATATGTTTCGCTTTCCTGTTGTCCTGCCGAAAATATTTCGCCAGCTTCCGCAGAATACCTAACCTTTCCTTTTTCTCTTATTTCCGTACTAAAAACTGCCAGCGTATAGTCTTCCCACGCAGACACTATATTGTTGGTCTTGACATCGTAATCAATAACTGCCGATTCTTTTTCGACACCTGTATATGTAGTTATGTACGAAAGGGGCAACTCATCAGTCGCATCGTTTGAGTTGCAGTACGCCTCTGTATCTGGCTGCGTGTTTGGAATTGTTATACCGTCTTTTTGTATTCTCTGGTTGCTCTTTCGCGTTGTACCACCAGCATCGTAAACTGAAGTCGCAACAACAATAACACTTCCACTTATAGACGGAGTAAAGGTAGATGTTGCAAGTTCATAAAAATTGGTGTCTGGCGCTGATGTCGTTCCATTGGTATAAGATTGAGATGAATCCAAAAACGCACTCATCCTCAAGCCCAACAAGGTTGACTCCATGTATCTCGATGCGTCACCACCAGCCGAATCCCTACTTTGCATTTTCCATTCTACCGTTGAATTAGATAGGGTATATGCTCGACACATCCACCATTGCAACGCTTCCGAAGTGTTCTCTCCCTCAAAAGACACAAACGGTTCAGATGCCGGCGTTGCATCGTCACAAACCATAACTGCTTCTGTGTTAAAGGTTATATCGTTAATTTCAGTTGCTATCCAACCAAAGACTAACCAATTGTCATCTGTGACAATTCCTGTCTGTGTGTGTATGACACGATTTGCCATTGTTTCCGAGTTGTCATCTTCAATCGTGTCATTGGCAAAGAAAAAATCGTCACTTGTCAAATTTGACAAATCAATAAGCAACATACTTAAAAAATCTGTGACGGCCGGCCTATATGCACCTGTTCCAATGAATCCCTTCTGTTGAAAAGACAAACCGCCTCCATCGCTACCTGCGGTAAAACGACCAATGTAATAATAGGACTGTGGTTTACCCGACTGTTGTGGATCTCTGATTGTAGTTGAATTTGACAACACCACATCAACATCTTGTGTCTCGTCAACCAACCGCCATTCAGGAAGGTATCCTGCATTACCGCCAACTATCGCAGAACAAATCACATAATAAGTTGTTCCGTCAGTTAAGTCTTCTGTTGTAACAACATTCACGAAATCATCATCGTCAGTCGGTGATTTTGTTTCAGTGCTGACCGTTGTTTCAATAACAGGAATAGATGCCACTTTTATTCTCCGCGTTTCTTTATTTTTCGGTACGCCGCGTTGTAAGCTGGATCGCCGGCTCGTCTAGCAGCCACGGCTTCGCGGTGAGTCACTGGTCGTTGATCATCCAATATCTTGGAATCCATCTCCGCAGCCCTTCGGCTTCCGGCAGGAATGAACCATCCAAAAGACCAGACCACCCTTTTCACGATTGCACCCAGCCCGGTATACCAGAGAAAGATAAGGATGCAAATTGCAATCGCGGCAGTAGAGATATTGTTCACCACAGTTGCCCACCACGGAACGGCATCTTCCACGCCACTAATGTTTTCGTGTACTGTGTCTGCCGCACTAATGATGTTGTCTTGATGACCATCTATCTCAGTTGCCAGTTCTACGACTTCTGGTTCGCCGGCTCTCTCAATAATCTCATTTGCCGCGATCTTGCTGGCGGTTGCTTCGTGGATAACCGTAGTCGCTGCATTCGAGATCGCTTTTGTTGGGGACTCACAACTAACTATTCCTAAACATCCAAGAGAGAAGCAAAGGAACAAAGCCGGCAACTGCGCCAAACACGGCTGCGGTTGCCCTAGCGTTCCAGCGTAAGCCGGTAATGGCATTATCCATTTTGTGAAGTTTGTTTTCAATCCTATGAACACGAATATCCAGATTATCCAACCTATGAATGACAAGTTTCTGATACTCACTCCAGCCGTTATCTTCTGGCATATCTTGTTTTCTCGCTTTTGCATTGAGGATGAACCCCCATCTTTATTCACTACGAGTGTGGCGATCTACAATATTTTCATCAAAAAATATCTCAATTGGTATCGGAATCACATATTCCGAAGATGCCCTGCGAGATCTGCCGACCGCATCCTCGCCCTCGCCAGCTTTCCATATCCGCATTGATGTCTGTTCTGTGTATATCTTAGGCA